TCAAGGTCACAAATAATCGCTATGTTTCATTTGATGGCAAATTTGAAATTGTAAAACTTGGTGTTGGTATTTGGTCTGTTAGCAAAAAAAATGACAATGATCAATACTTTTCACTTTATTACAGTTTTTCATTTGAAAGCGCATCAAAAGCAATGGCAGAGTTGCAAAAGGTAGGTGCATAATGAGCAACCGCCTATGGGTAGATGACAATGGAACAGTAGTTTGTGATCAACACGCAGGTATGTATTTGCGTTGTGCGATTGAAGCAAAACCAAAAGCAATCAAACACCGCACACCGCTTGGAACTTGGTGCGCTTATTACACACATCTTCTAGGTGGAGAAAATTTAGTGTGTGAAGTTTGCACACCTTGGAATTCACCTGATCACCCATACAACAAAATGAAGGCAGGCGCATAATGTTAATTAGATACACAGAAAATGGAGTGCGTTACCAATACAAGGCAAAAAAGTGCATTACCAACATTCACCCTATTTGCATTAGTTCTGACTCAAATCTTCCTGAGTGCATTTGCTGGTGCGCAGAGTGCAGAGAACATAGAAAGGCAAAAAAATGAAATTCAAAGTTGTAGTGACTGTGGAGTTAAATGATTTTGTAATCCCACCAAACAAAAGTCAATCAATGATAAATGGCATGCAACGCGAACAAGTCTTGTATGCCATTTATGACAAATTGGCTGAAATGCACCCACAGATCCATAATGTTTACAAGCAACGATCCTAGATGTATTTGGTGCGGTACTTATGGTTCACCTGCAAATTTTGTAATTGTATTTGAAACAGAAGAAGGCAACCCACTTTGCGAGTGCGAGTGGTGCGGTAAACAAGAATGGTTCAGGAGGAAGGCAAGCAATGGCAAAGAGTAAATTGACACGCAGAGGCAAGATTGTTTTGGGTATTTTGTTTGTAATAGCCGTGTGTTGGCTGTACGACATAACAACGCCTGATCAATGCAAGGTAGCAATTGAGAACATGTCTGAATGGTGCAAAGATTTGAGATACCCATGAGCGGGCCTTATGGACAAACTCAATGCGACACATGCGAACAATTTGAGGCAATTTGTGAAGAATGTGGCGTGTGTTTTGTATGTTGCGGCGTAAAAGAACATAAGGAGTAAATGACATGACACCTGAAGAAATAATTAAAAACCATCTTGAACCGCTAGAAGATGTTTTGACAACCTGGATTGAAAGCCCTTATGTGGCAAAGATGTTGGGTGAACCTGAAACGCGTGAGCGCTACATGGGCTTTGTAGAAGGGTTACGGCTGAGCAGGGCAAATGTAATTCAAGCAAAAATCAACTTAACACCACAGGAGGAAGAAGAATGATGTTTATTGCAAGCGTAATTATTGTGACCCTTTTGGGCGTTGTAATTAGTGAGATTTGCTATAAAATAGAGCAGTCCTAAAAATAACCTGAAAGGGGTAAAGAAATGGACAGTTTAATCAATCGTTGTTTGTGCGGTAGTTGGGTTTACGGTACTGCCGCTTGCGAAGTGTGTAGAAAGTTGGCGAAAGGCTAAAGCCTGAAGCGTCTAACACAAATCCTTTTAAGCGCCGCATTAGCGGTAGGAATTGTGTTTGCTTCACCTGCGGCGGCTCAAGCACCAAAATTACAGTTGCATCAAATGCCGCCAAAAGTCATTGCACTTGAGATGGTGAAGAAAAATTATCCTGATCATAAAAAGCAATTTGCCTGCCTAGAACAATTGCTTTACAAGGAGAGTGGGTGGAGGGTCAATGCCCTGAACCGCTCATCAGGCGCATTTGGGCTTTTCCAGTTTTTGCCTTCAACATGGAAAAATTACAAGTACCCTTACATGCCCAAAGACGCTTACACGCAAATCAAGGCTGGCTTGCGCTATGTGTACAAGCGTTACTCCACTCCCTGCGGGGCTTGGGAATTTTGGAAAAAGCAGGCTGGCCCTGACATGCACGGAGGTTGGTACTAATGACCACATCACCCTTTGGGCTGCCTTTACGCGTTGATCTTCCTACGGTAGATCCTACTGATTGGGAAGATGACGAAGAAGATGGCGATTGATAAGAAGGTTGTTGCAACTGTAATTAACAGGGCTAATGGCTATTGTGAAGTCTGCGGTGGCCCTGGTTTGCCTGAAAACATGGCTTTACATCACCGCAAACTTAAATCTAGGGGGGGCAAAGACACCGTTTCAAACCTTATCTTGATCCATCACGGTTGCCATAATCTAAAAACCGATAGTATTCACCTCAAACCTGCAAGCGCAGAGCAAAAAGGTTGGATTGTGCCTTCATACAGAGAGCCACACGAATTTCCTTTTGTGAAGCCTGATGGTTCAATTGTATTACTACAAAATGACGGCACTGAGGCCGTAATGATGGAAGGTGACTAATGAACATAAGTGTAAAAGGTAATTTAGGCAGTGACCCTGACCTAAAGTTTTCTAAGAACAACACCGCATACTGTAATTTTTCATTGGCTTACACACCACGCAAACAAGTTGCTGGTGAGTGGCAAGATGGCGAAACAATGTGGTTCAAAGTTGTTGCATTTGGTACAAAGGCTGAAGCAATTGCAGACACTTTTAGAAAAGGTGACACAGTTTTAGTAACTGGTGAATTGGCGCAAAGCACTTACACCGACAAAGAAGGAAACGAAAAAACTTCTATGGAGATTACAGCCAAAGAAATAGGTTTAGTTCCTAAACTGGGAAAGCCAAAAACAGGACAATTTTCAACTAAGGAGGCAACACCATGGTAGATGATCTAATGAGCGCGGCAGAAGTATGCGAGCGTTTGAACATTACATTAAATAACTTACGACAGATCCAACACCGTAAAACACTTACATGGGTGCAGAAGTCAGGCCGTAATGTGTACTACACAAGAGCAGATGTTGAAAACTATTTTTCAAAGCGCACGGAGCGTAATCAAGGCTAACATCTTCATGTGATCGTCATTGAAGAAGAAGTAACTGTGGCTCAGATAGATGAATGTCTGAGTCATGTTTACGCCATGCTTAAAACAGATGAATACGGCAACCGCATGGATTGGCGCAAAAAAGAAATGCTGACAGAACAATTAGATGAATTGCTTGATGCTCGTATCAATTTAGTAAAGACAGGCAAACCATGACAGAAGAAGAAATAGAAGCAATTTTGGATCAGATTTTTAGTAAGCATGCAAAGGACTGCGATTGTGAACAACACACCGTTTGATGGAGTAATGCTTTTTATTGTGCTGAGTTTGTTTATTGCAGTAGTTGCAATGTCGTTAGGAGTCCGATAAGTTACGCATACTGATCCCCACCGTGGGGATTGAGTGCTGGACACAGCCCCTATTCATAACGAGTAGGGGTTTTGTTCTTTCAACTTGCAGGAAACTTTTTGAAACATTAACATGAACACATTATGGTAGAAAATACGCGTGAATTAGTAGAAAAAGAAACAACCATAATTGAGTTGCGCCATGAAGGTTATGTGTGGCGTGAGATAGCCGTTATGGTGGACATGAGCATTGCAGGCGTTGTGAAGGCTTACAAACGCGCTCTTACGCGCCACCCTGTTGCGGCAATAGAAGAACACCGTGAATTGGAATTAGATCGCCTAGATAATCTTCAGCGTACCTACTGGCAACCTGCGGTGGCTGGCAATCTAAGAGCGGCAGATTTTGTTTTACGCGTAATTGATAAGCGCGCAAAGTTACTGGGATTAGATGCACCATTGAAGGTACAAGCAGAGGTGGTTACTTATGACGGATCAGACTTGGACAGAGAAGTTGAACGAGTCGCAAGAATTATTGAAGCCTCAACAATTGGAGGGGTTGCAACCATCACAGAACTCACGGATCAAGGCGAGCCGTTGGGTATGGAAGAACAAACTGGCGCGGAAGGAACAACTACCGCCTGAAGGTGATTGGAACATTTGGCTTGCAATGGCAGGCCGTGGATTTGGCAAAACAAGATTAGGGGCTGAAGAAATAGCCTGGCAAGCAATCCTTCAACCCGCTACGCGCTGGGCTGTTGTTGCTCCTACCTTCTCAGATGCTAGAGATACCTGCGCAGAGGGTGAGTCAGGCATTGTTGCCATCTTACAGCGTTATCAAATGCTTCAGAATTACAACCGTTCTATTGGTGAGATCCTGCTCAAGAACGGTAGCCGTATAAAGTTATTCAGCGCAGATAACCCTGAACGCTTTAGAGGCCCACAACATCATGGGGCTTGGTGTGATGAGTTAGGTGCATGGCGCTATCAAGATGCCTGGGATCAATTGCAATTTGGCTTACGCCTAGGTAAGAAGCCGCGTGTAATTGTTACTACTACACCGCGCTCTACGGCTTTGATACGCATGCTTGCAGGGCGTACAGATGGCTCAGTAGTTATTACTAGGGGATCTACATTTGATAACGCTAAGAACTTAGCCCCTAGTGCATTGATGGAGTTACAAGCCCGCTACAACGGCACACGGATAGGTAGGCAGGAACTCTATGGAGAAATTCTTGATGATGTTGAAGGCGCATTGTGGACTAGGGGCTTAATTGACCGCACACGCATTGCAACAACCCCCACTATGGCCCGCATTGTTGTAAGCGTTGATCCTGCTGTAACTAACTCAGAGAAGTCAGATGAAACAGGCATTGTTGTAGTGGGATCTACGGC